GACGAATTTTCATTAGAGGCCGTGGTCCATGTGGCCCGGCCTCCCACATTTGCATTTTCTTATTTTGATTTATTATCTGAATATTTTCCACATTATTTGCCTGATGTACGTGTTAAGGAAAAACGTTTTGAAATGACAGTTTATATTGATGCGATTGGTCGTGTGCCACGCATGTCAACGTTTTCTCATACAGCTATTGCTGATCCTTATGTATATGATTTTCGAACACGTTTTGGGCTTGTGGATAATTTTGATGATTATGTTTATGTTATTGGTAATCATGTTGCTGCAAATGATGGAATTTTGAAGTATGATTTGAAACAACCTGTTCTTGACCGCCATGTGTGTGCTATTGCTTCGTTATATGTTTCACAAATGTTTGGTCCATTTATGGCACACGCGAAGGTTGTATCGTCGGAGAGAGCTTTGTTGGAAATGCCGAAGGATTCAAGCTCTGGTTACCCTTGGACGCATTATGCTCAGAAGAAACGCGCTTTTGTGGAAGACCCTCACTTTCACTCTTATTTGGAAGTCTTGTGGGAAAAATTGGCTGAGGAGGAAATCCATTTTATTTTTACAAATAATCCCAAGGAGGAATTGCGATCTCGAGTGAAAGCTTTGGAGAATAAATTGCGTACGTTTGTTGGAGCACCTATTGATATTGTTATTATTATGATGCGGTTATGCTGGGACCAGAATGCCTTGCTGTATATTATAAAAGAAACTGCTTCTTCTGTTGGAGCAAGCAAATGGTATGGTGGTTGGGACAATTTGATTCGTTCTCTGGTTTGGGAAGTCCCTGATCCTGGCTTTCAATGGAAAGATTATATTTATTGTTTGGATGAATCTAGCTGGGATGCCACAATGTGCCAAGTTATGTTGGAAGCAGTTCGAGATTTTCGTCTTTCTATTCTTGATGTTGGTGACGGCAAGAATGCACAGAGGTTGCGTCACCTTTATGAAGATACTATTCATACTTACATTGCCACGACGGAGGGCGATTTGGTTCGCAAACACACTGGAAATCCCAGTGGTTCTCCTAATACTATTGCAGATAACACAATCGGTTTGTTTTGGACTTTCTCATATGCTTATGTGCGTTGTTTTGAAAAGATTCGCACTGTTTTTGAAAAGATTCCATGTTATGAGATTGTTGCTCAATATCTGTATGGGGGAGAATTTATGAAGAATGTTGTTGCACGTGACTTTGATGGCTCGTGGAAAGATCCTTCTTTTCTTGTGTTTCGAGAGTCGATCAAGGCGAAAATGTGTGGTGACGACAACATTTGGAATGTTCGTGGTAATGCTTCAGAGTTGATCACTGCTGAAAATATTGCGTTTATTTGGCGAGATGAAATGGGTGTGAAAGCTCATGCTCCACATGATAAAGGTGCTTTGTCTTATGAACCTTTGCATTTGAGTCCAGCGGGTGATTGTCCTGCTGAGATGGTTTATTTGTCAATGCAGACTTTGCGCCTTTCAAGTGGTATTTATGTTCCTGTGCTTGAGCGAAATCGTGTTTTATCTTCCCTTATGTATGGTGCTAGTAAGATCTCTCCACTTTGGTCCTTGATGCGAGCTTGTGCGTTGCGCCAAGAGTCTTTTTGGGATCCGATTTGTCGAGAGCGACTAGCTGCTTTTATTCAATTTATGCTTACGCAAAAGATTTCGGAATTGAAAGCTGATCACTCTGTTCCGTTCTCATTATTTG